CGTTCTACCTTAGACAATTCATCAAGGTTTCTACCATGAAGAACAAGTGGTTTTTCGCATATAGCACTGGCCCCCATATGAAGGGCAAAACGGCAATGGCTATCATGAAGATAATTAGGACTGCATATTGAAACATAATTAATTTGTTTTTCATTTTTTGAACAATACCTCTCAAATCGTTCAAATGAAGTGAAAAATTCACAGGTCGGAAAGTATGTATCCAATATGCCGACACTATCATGAGGGTCGTAAGCCGCAAGCAGATTGCCACCCACTTCAGCTATGGCCTTCATGTGCCTGGGGGCAATGTATCCGGCGGCTCCTATGAGGACGAAGTTAGGCATTTAATACTTCCTCTCCGTCTATAATTTGACGAGTGAAACTTGCCTCTAAAACAGGTTCGTTTTGATTGCTGATATCAACTGGGTCTTGGTAAAATTCACCCTTTCTTTCTCCGATACATTTAGCCGGGTTCCCCGCCCATATCTCATAATCCCCAACATCATGCGTCACAATCGCCCCGGCTCCAATCACAGCACCTTTGCCGATACGTTCAATGCAAAGAATCTGTGCCCCGAACCCGATAAACGCATCCTCACATATTGTCAGATTAACCGGCTCAACCACCTGAATATCCTTTCTCCTGCCCCGTGAATGGCACCATTTGTGCCTGTGCGTGAAGATTGCAACCCGTTCATGGATTTCAACGTACTTTTCAAGGATAATATCACCCGTCAAGTCTATGACGGTTTCAACGCCTATTGTGCATTCGCCGCCACCTTCAGGAAGGATAAGTTGTCCTTTCCTTATGTCCGGGTGCTTCTGCGTGAATGACGGAGGGCAACGGTAGATCGGCGGTTGCTGTTTTGTCTGCTGTGCCTGTTCTGCCTGTTCTGTCTGCTGCATGGCCCTTTTCTTCTTCTCTGGTTTGCTTATCCTTGAAAATGGGGTGCTTTTGCCTTTGCTCATGCGGCCTCCTTTCCTTTGAGAACCTTATCGTAAAGCCTGTAAATGGCAGGCATTTGTGATCTCATGTCAAATAAATGACTCTTATCCTTAACGGCTTTTTGACACTTCGCCTGAAGTTCCTTATCAAAGAATACTTTCGGGATGTCTTCAAGCTCGTCAACCACCACGCCTATTCCGTGTTCCTCGATGTACTCACCAACCTCTTTGGCCCCGTGGCATATAACCGGTATCCCTGCTGCAAGGTACTCAAACAGCTTATTGGGCATACAGGTGTTGATTGACAGACTATCCTTTTCAGGAGTACCGACAAATCCCCAGGCGAATCGTCCAAGATTATGAATGAGTACATGGTATCTGGCACACATATGATAGAACGCACCGGCGTTTTCAAGCTCAACCTGGGCGTTTGCGTTTGTGCCAAATGCGAAGAATGGAACATCATTCTTTCTCATGAGTTCAGCAAATTTAACGTAGTTTCGGTATGATTGCATTCCTTTGGGATCGGTTGATCTGGTGGTTATAAGCCCTTCATAGCAAAGTGCATACACCTTGGGGAGTGGGTCAGCCGAACAATTTTTGATTAATTCGTCATTGCACATACTGTATACAAGTTCCATCGGCTTCCCTAATTGCAAACTGTTTACACGTTCAGCATATGATTTCGACACTGTGATTATGCCATCACATTCCTCAAGAGACATAATATCGTCACGCCCTGATTGTTCGTCCCTGTTGTGAACACTTTTCAACATATCAAGGTCATGAGCGTCAAAGATCATCGGCACATTCGGTTGAGCCCGTTTTGCAAGATACCCTAACCAGCTCGGCTCGTTGTGAACGTGAATTAAGTCAATGCCTTTCATTTCTTTCAACTTTTCGGCATAGTCAGTCTTTTGCGAGTAGTACTGAACACTCTTAATAATGTCGTAATAACTTGGTCTGAACGCCTTGGCTGCGGTTAAACAATGAACATTGTGCCCGTCCTTCATCAACTCAACAACCTGCTTCATGACCCGGATACAAAAATGGTACGATGTTACAACGATGTTTAGTTTCTTCTTCATTCCTCTGCCCTCCTGTGCATGTATGGTTTGTGTTTAGAGTATCGGGGGAGTAGGCCCGTAAGCCGAGTCGGAGATTTATTCTCCCCCGTGCCTCTATACTACCGAAAACTGGCCCAACGCCAGAGTCGGCATTTATCCTCTGGTTGCATACCTGTACGTCATTGAAATACCAAGTCCTCCGGCAACGTATCCGTCAGGTGCTTTTGAACAATGAAGTCCAACAGCCCTGGCAACCGGGGAAGCGGCAATTTCATTCAACGTGAAAGGGTTTGCAACCTTATACTTATTTTCACCAGCCTGAGCAAACGAAGCAGATGTAATGAGATCATGCTGCATGTCGGTTCGTGCTGCGTTCATGATACCGCCGATAAGCAGTACCGTGGCCCCGGTGTCAAGAGCATCAACAAACGCTTCAAATGACACAGGTTCGCAATTTGCCGGTAAGATAGCACATGCCACCCTATCTCCGGCAACCATTGTGGCAGCGAACTTCGTAGCCGTATACTCATAAACACCTTTCACCGCCAACACTTGCCTTGAGTCATAATCGGTGAAAGTCGGGATATCCGAATTTGCTGTAATTCCACTGTAATAATTTCCAGCCATAATTTATCCCTCCCTTACCCTCTGGCAGCGTAACGATATGTCATTGCGATACCAAGTCCACCTGCCACATAAGAACCTGGGGCAACCGAACAATAAAGGCCAACGTATCTGTTCACTGGCGAAGCTGCAATTTCATGCAGCGTAAACGGATTTGCTTCAGCATATTTTAGCTGACCAGATGCAGCAAAAGACGAAGCCGTGATAACATTGTGAGCCAACTTGGTTGCCGCAGCGTTCAGTATTCCAGCAAGCAATTTCAGTTCAGTCGCATGCTTATCAATGTTATCCGAAAATGCAACGAATTTGACAGGTTCGCAGTTCGCCGGGAGAATTGCACAGGCAAATCTGTCACCTGCCACCATAGTTGCCGCAAGTTTCGTAGCCGTGTATTCGTAAACGCCCTTCACGGACATTACAGCCCTTGAATCCTCGGCCGTGAAGTCGGGAATATTCTCTTTTGCCGTTAGGCCCATATATAAATTTCCAGCCATTTAATTACCCTCCAAAAGAGATTATTCATCATCACGGGCAAATCGGTAGCGCATTGAAACACCGATATCACCTGCAAGATAACCGTTAGGTGGAGACGCACACCTTACCCCTATTAGCCTTTCAACTGGCGAAGCTGTTATTTCAAGCACCGTTTTCGGACTTGCCTTTTTGTACTCATTCATTCCATTCTGGGCGTATGTTGCGTCACCGATGATAGTAGACGCAAATGCCGTTACTGCCGCATTGAAAATACCGACTTCAAGTTCAAGTGTATTTGCTGTATCAAGATCATCACCATAAGCGTTGATTTCAATCGGAACACAGTTTGCCGGGAGTTTCACAAGAGCAAAATAGTCGGTGATTACGAGCGTTGCCCCCTGTTTGGTAGCAGTATAGGCATAGGCTTCTCTGACCTCACATATCCTGTTTGCACCTTCATGCACAATCCCAGGAACAGAGTCAGAGGCCATCGTTCCGTAATAAGTAGTCATAGTTTAACCCTCCTCTTATTCGCCGGAACGAGCGAAACGATAGGTTAAGGAACAACTTATGTTCCCGCTTGCCCGTGTTGCCGCAGCGTTTTGAGGCATGATCCCAACATAACGATCAACAGCCGATGCAGCGATTTCAAGCGTGGTTTTCGGATTGCTCTCTTTGTAGAGATTATTTGAAACAGAAGCCTGAAATGTTGCTGCTGCAATCAGGGTAAATGTGAATGCCGTTGCTGCTGCGTTAAAGATCCCACCTGCAAGTGACAGAGATGACCCGGTATCAAGAATACTGCCGTATGCCACCATCTCGATAGGTATGCAATCTGCCGGGAGTTTTACCAAGGCATAGGCCTGGGTAGCTCCCAAAGTCCCGTTCAGAGTAGCCGTATGAGCATAAACCTCTCTAACCTCTATCTCACGAGCTGCACCTTCAGGGGTTATGGCTGGAACAGCATCTTGTGCCATTGCTCCGTAGTATGTACTTACTGCCATTTTATTTTACCTCCAAAAATTATTATATTTATCATTTTTCCTCAGTTACAGACTACCCCAATTTAGGGAGCTTTAGAGGCCGTATCAATTGCGATTACTCCAAAATCAATACCGTTATAGGTATTTTTATTGATACCGATGATACAGTCAGTATCAATTATCAGTTCGTTTCCTCTATCATCTGTCTCTTCATGCCAGTTCCAGCGCATTCCTTTACCGCCCTGAGAGCCCCATGCCAGACAAATTGCCTGGGCGCCGAGGAAGAGAGATCGTTCGACACTTGTGTTGGTTGTGGCGGTAACTTCCGTATAAGTGTCATCGAGCCTGATAGTTCCCTGAGATTTCTTCAGGACAACACCGTTGTGCATACCGAGTGCGTTCTTGAACAAGTTAGACTTGTAGCCCTCTGCGGCTGCTGTGGCTTTCTCAATTGCCAGCCAGCCGGTAGTTCCGGTTTCTGTTCTGAGGTTATACGCCGTCCAGCCGTTCATGACGTGACAGAAATACTTCCCGCCATCAATCTCGATTGGCAAGATTTTCGGGACTTCCTGCGTCCCACCACCCATCATATCGGCTGTTGCAAGGGCTTTGTCGATAATAAGGGTTGTCATCTTGTCTGAATCCTCAATAGTCGTAAGGCCACCGGCTATAATCAAATGACCTGAATCGGGAGACGAGAAGGCATTTGAAGCATGACCCGTGTAATCAGTCGGGAACACATAATCTGCATTGCTCCCTCTGTTTCCTGACGCATACATAAAACACAGCTCGTCAAACACTCTTGACCAGTATTCCGATGTCCTTCGTTTGGTAACCGTTCGCAGGTTGTGAAGTGTCCGTTTCCGGGTCATACGCCCACCAGCATTGACACCTTGGCGCAACTGGTCGATATTCATGGTATCGGTATAAAACGTCAACTTCTCTTCCTGTCCCTTCAGTTTCTTGTCGCCTTCAATGGGCTGCATTTTGAGCTGGATGCTGATATCGTAAGATATCGTTTCACCGGCCTCATTCTCAAGGTTATCGAGTACCATAAGTGGCTGACTCGTTCCCTCTCCTTTGCCCATCAGGTTTTTCTGCCAAAACGCTTGCCGTGCCGTATCAACAGAAAGCAGACTTGACCATCTTTTTACTGCTTTTGCATCTCCTACACCAACTAATGTAATTGCCATTTTTTAGAACCTCCTAAAAAGATTATTTTCCTGCGGTTGATAGGAGGCTCTCTTGTGCTTCCTTTTTATATACGAACAGTGAATACCGTTATCCACCAGAAAACGGATCAAACGGGTCGGGGTCACCCCGGATCTTCTGTTTGTTATGTTGATCCACAACATTAATCTCTTTTGCTTTGTCAGCCCTGACTGTAACGCTGACCTTTTTCCCGCCTCTTTTCTTGAATAAAATATCAACATCCCCGCCGATATTTATGTTATCGCCGATATTAACGTCAAGATGCAGTTTCCCACGTTCGTCTTTTAACTGGACAGTACCCATTTTTCCCTCTGCTGTTCTGTCATTTTCTCAACAGCTTCTTCAAGCTCTATTGGCCCCAGGTTGTCAAGTTTAGCAAATAAACTCTGGTCCGTGTCAATATTGCCAGCCGGGGGTGCTTCTGCCAAAGTCTGAGGAATATCGGCTTTCTTCGCCGGGGGCATTGCGTTGACAATTTTCAGGTCAGGTTTGCCCTTCGGCACAGCTTTCCCTATCATCTGCTGAACGATCTCATGGGCCTGAACAAGTTTTTGTATCCCGGTTCCCATATAATTCTTGTTGTTCAAATCAGGATGTTCACTCACCACCATATTCAAAAGTCCGTAAAGCCTTTCTGACTCAGCCGTGAATTCCTTTGTGTCGGCATTAACTTCCCCATATTCCGGGTAATTCTGGTGAAACAGCTGCTGTTCCTGACTCCACAGATTTGATCTGTCTTGCTCCCTGGTCTGATTCTCGTTATCAACATATTGCTTCTGATTCGCTTCATATTGAATGTATCTGTTAAGATCATCCCTGACTGTAAGGTATTCATCGAGGGTGCATTCCCCATCTGTCTCCCTCTGTTTAGCTTCCGCAATACCCTGTTTTGCCTTTGCAACATCATATTTCTCTTTGTATTCAAGTGGTGCTGCAACCGGACGGATATTAACACCTGAGAGGTCGGGGACTTCTCGTTTTTCGGGTTCTTCCGCAGGGGGTTTTGTCTCTGCGTTTGAATCCTCGATCGGCTTGTCTGTTTCTGCAACTACTTCTTTTTCCTCAACCTTTTCAGGTTCTTCCTTTTTCTCAGGTTCTTTTGCTTCTTCTTTTGGAGCTTCTTCTGCCGTTTTTTCCGCAAAAGTTGCCTCTACAGACGCAGGTGCTTCAACCGCAACGGGTTCAGTAGGCAATTCACCCTTTGCCGTCAAATCCTTTAAGTCTCCAATCTCCATCCTCTCTGTCGGGCCTTCCGGCTCCATCAATGCAGACTGCTCCTGCTCGTCAAGGTTATCGAATTCTTCCTGTGATACTCCTGTTGGTAGTGCCATGGTTTCCTCTCCTTATTGGTTAATCTTTTTAAAAAGCTTCATAAACAGACTTGGCTCTTTTTTTTCCTTAAATCCTTTTTCTACAATTCTTCGTGCCCTACGTTGTATTTCATTATTTCTCTTTAAAACATCTGTCATTTCTACTGCTTTATCTATAATGTCAGCAGAAAATCCTTGATCATCTTTTTTACCCATAAGTTTCCTCCTTATGTCTTATTATTACTCTTCAACCCCTTCTCAGGGGCCATCCCCTTCCGGCTCTTACCATATGTGCCATACGGCTTGTTATCCTGCCCCTTCGGTTGCCTGTTCCCTGAATCCAAAGCATTTAACTTCGCTTCAATAATCTGTACCTTCCTGCTTACACTTGAGTTTTTCATTGTGTCAACAGTTTGAGCCTTCTCCATCCTCAATTTCTCACCATCAAAATATGGTGCATTACCTTTCACCCGGGCATCAACTGTCTCACTCTCTGCCTTGGCGTAATTAAGTACAGTCTTTGACCGCAATTCCTCAAGTTCATCACGAAGTTTTTCAATCCCTGCCATGATCTCCTGAGACTTAGCCATGCTTTCCTCGGTCTTTGCGCCCTCTTTCCCGGCAACTGCATTGTTTTTCTTGGCCTCGGAATAAAGTTTCTCAATCTGTGCCTGAAGAACCTGCATCTGCTGTTGACGCATTTCCTCCTCTTCCTGTTTCTTCTGGTCATCCATCTGCTGTTGGATCTGTTCTGCGTTCGGATCTTTCGGGTCGGCCTGTCCGTTAAGTTTGCGTATTCTCTTAACAATCTCATCTTTCATGGCAATATCAGAAGCATCAACCAGCAAATCAAGGAGTTGCATCTGGAATTCAGGCGGTTGCTTGGCAATAATCTCTGCAAGTTTCTCAAATTCAGCAATGCGAACACTCTCACGATAGTCTTTCGTGATGACCTTGAAATCAGATTTTGTTGCCGTGATGTCATTCAAATACGTTCCATCTTCCTGCTGTTCATTGATTTTAATGAATTCCATCTTGCCTTGTGCGCCGACAATCCTGATAACCTTCTCTTCATCAAAGAATTGCTCGACAAGAGACAACTGCGTTTCGCCTCTCAACTGGTCGGAATAATTAACATTGTCGAAGAACGGTGCATTTGTGAGCCCACCCTGTTCCTGTCTTGCTCTGATAGCTTCACCTGAGATAGCATTTGTTTCCATACCCCGGTTGTCGGCGTTCACACCACTTGACTGCTGCATGAAATCAATATCCTGGGTCATCATCTGAACATGGGCTGCGGCAACATCGGTGTCCTTTATAATCTCAACATCCCCACCACGGCCTTTGACAGTCTCCATTTTTCCGTCCGGTCTTGCCAGCTCATCCACAAACTCGTCAATATCCTCAATTGACCCATCCTCATACTTCACCTGCTTGGATGTCAGGATATGCAATGCCTTGCTGTGCCTCTTGTTCAAGTCTTCCTGTGCGCTTCTCAGGCCCCTTGCAACACCGAATACAGCATGATCATAGCCTCTTCGGTTGCAGATATAGGGGATAAACGGAATACGGTTGTGAATATATGGACTTCTCTCATTTTGGTATATGTTGTTTTCAGAGATAATCGCACACCACACCTGCATTTTCGTTGAATCATAGAGGCTTGCCATATCATTATCGACAAACCATTGATGTCTGGGGTCAGTCTGATCGTAAACCTGGCCCTCTTGAACACCCAAAGAGCCACCTGAACCTTTGATTGCTCTCATGATCTGAACTTTTGACGGAACCCTGTACCAGCACTCATAGAGCAATATTCGCCTTCGTCCGTTCTCGACTAACCCGTGTATTTCAGAGGTATAATTCCTACTGACCGGCACATATCCTTCGATGTTTTCCTTGGGTACATCATAATATCGGGCTGAATCATAATCATCCTCATCATATATTGCTGATTCCTGTTCGTGTGAATCACTTTTAAGCTGGCTTGCACGTTCCGGGAACATGCTTATTGCCACATCAAGGTCAATCCATTTCTGCCGGAACAGATACCTTGAGTCCGACATGTCCATCTCAATTGACCTACTATCATATATAATAGAACGCCACGGAACATATCGACCAAAGATAACCTCATCTTCCGGGTCGTTCCGGGCTCCGTCTTCAACCCACCCTATCCCGACAACCACTGAGTCGTGAACCGCAAGTTTCCGGGAATGCGGTGTTTTATTTACGTCTGAGAGATATTTGAGGGTTTTGGTCTTGATTTCTGCGGATTCTATATCGTTTTCTTCTCGAGGGAGGACATCAAAATCAACTTTCTTACTGACAACCGAGCCAATCATCCAGTCACAAATAGGCTTTACAAAGTCAAATACAAGGGCTTTCTGGCCCCGGCCTTCAAGTTCGGCCTGCTCTGACGGATCCCACTGGATATGATTAGCAAAGTTCTCATCCTGTGCCATCTCATACCTGTTGTCGGTCTGAACTTCCTTTTCCCATTGCAGCCAGCCCCATAACTGGCCCTGGAGGTTCTTGGCCTGCTCTGAGTCAAGTGGTGATACCACCGGGTCTTGGGCAGGCGTGGGCAGCGCATCGGTGTCGAGGATAGGATTTACAAACTGTGTATCTTTTTTAAACGTTGCGTTCTCAATTATCGGCATTAATTATCCCTGCTGCTCCGAGAATTTCACGGACATCAAATGAATTCTTTTCGCCACCCCAGGTTATAAGACCTTCGCCTATTACCGGGGTTACAATCATCCGTGGTTTTGCCAGGACAAGCTCATCGAGCCCGTCTTCAAGAAATGTGATGATCTCAAACATTCGGCGTTTGGTGAACTTACCGAGGCTGAACGCCTCACAAATGGTCTGAGCCACCTCAAATTTACGCTTATCATCGTTGAGTTCCCATGCGTCATTCATTGGAATTACCATCATTTGCCATATATCGCTGGTATGAACACGTTTGGGGTAAACTTCCATTGTCGGTTCACCTTCTGAGTCGTATCCTATTCTTCTGCATATTTCAGCCATTTGCGGTTTCCTTATGTAAGTTGTTCAAATTCCTCTTTTAATTTTACTAACTGCCCCTCATAAAAAAACAAAATCTGCGGCGTTAGAACTTTAGCACATTCTTCCGGTACGGTATCTTGTTCAACAACATGAATTGATTCAAAATAATCACCTTCTTTTATAATGTCCCGACACCTTTGAATCATGTACACTGCTTCACTTATTTCAATAGCTTTTTGATACCGTTTATTATTACTTTGTAAATCCTTCAGTGCATCTCTTAATTCTTCTTCTTTTGCCCTATATTCATCGTAAGTCATCTTCTAACCCTCCTGAGTTAAGTTTTAAACAAAAAAAAGACCGAACACTTGATTTAAGCATTCGGCCTCCGTTGTGAAACCACTTTATATTGAGTGACCACCCCTCGTTTTGGGGTGATGTAATCCTAAATAGTAAAGATTCCTAGACTGTTATATATCTCCATAGCATGTCTGAAAAGAAAAAGCAACAAGTATTTTCAATTATTTTAATAAAAAAAGCCCCTGAGATTAATCAGGAGCTTTTATTCATGACGATTGTGGTCGTAAGGTAGTTTTATGTACCCAAAGTGGGGTACAATAGTTTGTGGCTTCCGTAGCCTGTGTGAAATCGCTTCATCTTGTTCCTCCTGTGTAAGATTAATGTTTAATTCATTCCTTCATCCTCCATTGTTTGATTAATCTTGAAACGCTACAAAATAAAACATATGTTTTTAATATGGCATGATTGGTGTTGATTGTCAAGAGTTAATTTACAGCACAATATCTCTTATCTGTGCCAAAAGTTCTTGCATATTGTTTACTTCTGACCTGACTTCATTCGGAAACTCTTGGAGAATGGTTGCCATTGATTGATTTTCCCTTGTTGTCGTGGCTTCGCTGTTCTTACATTGCGGTTCATTTTTCAAGTCAGACACGAACTCCGCCAGCTTTTCTCTGAAATTTCTTAAATTGTCGATTGAATCTGAAAATTGTGCGTTTCTTGCTTCTCTGCATGGTTTGTTATCTGCCATACCTTCTTTCATAGTTTTTCCTTTCGGTTAGGGGGTTAAATATCATGTTTCATCCATCCTCTTGCCCACTTCTTAGCTTTCTTGATCTCACTTTCATGGGCATTGTTTTCTTCAAGTTCTTTTAATACCCTTGCTATTTTCTCCAAATCATATGCTTCACCATGTAACTTTGTTGCCAAATAATTCAATTTTTTAATGCAATTATAAAGGTCTGACATTATCCTTCCACCTCCAATTCGACAACAATAGTTAATTTCTTCACCTTCTGGCCCTCGGACTGCTCAGTCGATACAGGCACAGTCTGGTATTTCTTACAGATATCAAGGATCTCATTCTTGGCTTGTCGGGCTTGTTTGAAGGTCATATCTTTAATCGCTCAATTGTATTTTATACATTTCACAGGCTTTGTAAAATCCATACTTCCTAATCCAAGGATCGCACAATATCATATAGAGCATACGTTCCTGAATTACCTCAGTAGGCAGCCACCCGTAATCGACAACGTAGTTTGTGGAGTGGGTCATTTGATTGCTCCTATTTCAGCAATAAGCACATACAACTCTGCTGACCAGACCTCAACGTCCTTATCTTTCGCTTTGCCTTCCTTGGTGAAACGTATTATTGCGTCTGCCAGTTCAATTACCCGGTGTTCCTTCCAGATAAACTTAGGCATTACGCCAAGTGGTGGCTTTTTGATACTGCCCTCCGCTTCCTCCACAACGTCCTTCTGCACAAAATCCAAACACTTCTCATTATATGGCATACATGCAGACTCACTGTGAACGCAGTCCTTGCATTGTTCGGCATCTGAAACATCAAGAAACCCATAATTCTTCCTATTGATAAAATCACAGCATTTCTGATCTTCTGTGAGAATTACTCCCAACAAACATCCTGACGATTGGTTATAATGGCAGATATTGCAGGATTCTTTTGATTCTTCCGGCGTGTCTTTCTTTATCACCATTTTCTTCAATACATCACTCCTTGATTTATTCATAGCATCCTGGTCATCCTGAAGGTTTTTATTCCATTCTTTATTAACATCTTCCTCCGGTGTGTCAGGGATTGGCTCAAAGTATTTATCAAGGTCTTCTTTATCCATATAGCATTGGCTAAACCCAAAAATACAATTAACAAATACTCTCCCTGGCGTACTTGGCCTTACTTCACATTCAACCCCATCTGATTTCCGGCGGTATTTGGTGGGGGTGGGTGGCGCTGGCCTAGTGGGTAACTGCTCCCCGAACTCCCGCCTCAACAGGTCGATCAGGGAATCGAATTCATCCTCCCAGACAGTAGGATAGTCTTCAACCGTGATTGCATACCCCTCTTCTTTTTCATATTTACCTATTAATATCTCTTTCATCTTTGCTCTTTTGGGATGTGTTTTGTCATCATCACCAGTAAGTATCTTGAAAATAAGGTCGTCCCTTTCTTTGTCCATCTTTTTTGAGTGAATAGCTCTTAATTTTCTTGCTTCATATTGTAAATTGTATCGGAATCTCATTCCTTCTCCATATTATAAAGAGCCATCAACACAGCAAGCAAACTTACATAAAATATCTTCAAATAATACATGAAAGAAATTGTCCCACTATAAGCACAAACGAGACACCAGCAAACTAATGAGAGGAAGAAGCACAGGGTTTTCACTCCATCCCCTCCCACCTCGGCTCAGTAACAACCCTCTTTTCCTCCAACCCGCATATCACGCACACCCTCTCACGCTTCACAACAAACGGTATCTGTTTGACTTTTCGCCACTTGTGACCGTACACCCTACAAAGTTCCCCGGAGGCAGCCAGGTCAAACACATTACACACGCATCCATCTGCTGAGGTTACGGTGATTGGTCTGATAAGGTCCGGCGCCGGTATTATCACCTGACAGTGTGCCGGGACAACTAGCAATGAAAGTGACGATAATGCCATTATTACGCCGATGATAACACAAATTACACATTCTTTAATGTCCTGTTTCTTCATGGTTCCCTCCTTGATTATTTAATATCATAAATACGCTTATAGCTATCTATCGTCCTTGAATTTTTTAAACAAACTTTTGGTGAAATCTTAACTAAAATTGTGAAAAACGTGTATTGAACGTAGCCACCACGAACATCTATCACTGTACTGCTATTTCCTTCAATTTTAAATGGATTTTCTTCCATCAAAGAATATTCCTTCCCAATCTCAATGCCGTCAACAACAACGCCGTTCTTTGGATTAGTGCAGCCGATTAGACTGATTACAAATACGAGCAGGATAATTGTTTGTTTCATTTGCAATCCTCCCACTCAATAATTTTCTTTTGTATTTTCCCGCATATGTTGCACTCTCTTAACTCTCCTCCGTCTTCACTTGTTATCCAACCCCGCCGAACAATAGGGTCAAACCACATATGCCCGAACACCTCACAAATTTTACCTTCCCGGCCGAGCTTTTTAATATCACAGTTGGTATTGTCGCCTACTACATGCCATCCATTCTCAGTGCATATTTGATCCTTACCGTCAAACCTGTACGGCTTAGATTCGTACAACCCGTCTTTCATGCACAGATCACCGACCTGTTCTGCGAATGCGTCACTGGACAGGATGACAAGGCATAGCCAGGATCCAATCAACAGGCTTATTACTATGATTATTGCTTCGATGAGTTTTTGTTTTTTAATCATGGCATAATCCCTAGTGCTTTCCTAACCCCACCTCTTTGTTCTTTAGTCATCCAAAAGATAAATTCTTTTCCATCACTTAATAAAAGAATTCCATATCTTTTTCTTTTATCAATCTGGCTTTTAATATAATAGCATATCATCTCGTCTCTCCCAACTACATACAACTTTCTCTTTTATGACGAATAACCCATTTCTATACTCACAAGCTGTCGGATCATGCATACACCTTCTGCAATGAACGTCCTTAAATTCATCTATTATTGCTTTTATTTCTGCCTTTTGCCGATCTAGTATTATCGAATGAGCCTTCTTTGATATATTGATACACCAAGAGTATATGTCCCAAAGCTCATAAGTTGACAATTTTTCTAAATTCATCTCATTCCTCCACATCATAGCCAATTAGGTCAGCTATGCCCTCTGAGTTTTTATCACAGCTATGCAGCTCCATCAATGGCGGCGTGGCATACCGTTCGGCATCACCGAGTCTGCCCATTGCCCTTCTGATCTTGTCAAATGCCCTTCTCCATTCAATGGGCTTATCCGGTTCATTCTCAAGGTATTGGTGCAGGGTGACGATCTCACCGCACTTCCGGCATTTGTATTTGAAATTGGATATCATGGCTTTTGTCCTTTCATTTCCCTTCCAACCACGGCAAAAAATGCCACAAAAACAGATACATGCCCACGATAAATGATATCGTGATCCATACCGCGCCGCACAGACACCGGAGGAAGAAGGCTAGGGGAGAGGGTTTATTGGTGTTATTTGTCGTTATCAATCCTCTATCCCTGTTGCCATATATTTGTGAGTAAGATGATGTGTAAAAACTGCCATTAACCCAACAACCGTCATGTCTGATAAACCGATTGCAGAGTTCTTGGTTACTTTTTCACCATTACAAATCAAGATAATCCCGGTTACTTCACCTGACTTCACCTCCCTTATTGTCCTTCTCAACCTCTTTAAAACCTTATCATTATCACTCAACACTTTCTTTGTCACTTTCTTTGTAGGCATTGGTTTCCTCCTTTTCATATTATCACCTTCCTGCTCTCTTTTATTATCCTCTTATCACATTTCAAACACTTGAGATACGTTGCATAATATTGATAGTTCTCATAGGCATCTGCCAACCACCCACCCACATTTACCCTCTTCGTGATGGTTTCCTCGGTTAATGTTTCTTTGTAAATGTGTCGGCAGAATAGTTGTTTGAAGTTCACGCTGTCATCCCTGACGCTCGTTTCCTCTTCACCCTCTGCTTTTTCCTATGGGGTGTTGATACCAGCATCTTGACGATCAGGTATTGCAGGGCATCGTGAGGATGCGAAAACCTGTTCTTTATCGGCTCATCCCTATATTCTCCCGTTGTGCCAATCTCAGGACAACAATACCCACCGAGAAAACCGTTAATAAGCCTCGTGACAGACGGATCAAGAAGCAACCCGTCTATCATACTCAGAGATTTGTCCACCGCTCCCACACGAGCTGTGAAATTCTGCTCGGACTGAATAACAATAACACCGCACTCTTCTTCCATGAGCTGTTCATTGCTGGTAAAATCACTTTCCCTGGTTGAAAACTTATTACCACCGGCTGGATCCGCATAGTCCGTGAACTCAGCGCCAGGAAAATCTCTCTCACATTCAAAGACAACCCTGTTTGTGAAATCAACAATGTTTTGCTTGTCTGTATGGTATTCCCTGAGAACTTGGATCTGCCCGGCCGTCGGGATCTGTGCCAACACACACGCAGGACAATTCCCGGAATTATCCCATCCACGATACAACGGGCCACCTGACCATATCAAAGGACCCTGAGCCACATGATAATCACGTTTGAAATTGTTATAAACCAGCTTGCCTTTGACGATAACACCAGGCCTACCATCAATATACCTCTCAGCCCAATCGGGGTTATCGGCATAAGCGGCCCTCATCTTGTCATAATAGCCGTGTGCCAGGTTCTTTATGTTCTCATATCGTGGTTGCCAGAACCCAATATGATCCTTGAGGGGATCTTGAGTGGGGATAGGACCAGGTGGCGGGGTGTCCCATTCGTATTGATGGTATGTTGCGTGTTCCTCGTCAGGGGGATTTGTGGTTTCTATACCGAAAGAGCGGACGTCATAAACAGGGTCCCCGTCTGAGTCAAACATCTCTTCTTTTGTGTCAGGATCAACTTTGATAGGCCATTCTGAGGCTTTCGGATACCTGCCAATCCGTGTGACAAGCATCAGTTTTATTTCTTTTGCGACTTCAATGCTCTCATCTATCCAAAAACCCGTAACTTCAAGCGACTTAAATTTCTTCACATCGTCCGGCCGGTCACAGCTACGGAACAGCAATTCAACTTCAATCCCTGTTTTCGGATACTTGAGGTGATAATTTTTCTTTGACTTCTCTTCATCTCCCCATTCAAACCAGTCGAAAACCGTAGCCTGGGTAGTGTCCACCAGTTCAGCAACAGTACTGCGCACGATAACCCACCGTGTTTTTTTAATTCCGTATTCTTTGAATAGGTAATTTGGAATGATTTCGCAGAGTTCCCATGCTGCGGCTGTGGTCTTGCCTGACCCGACAGGGCCTACAATACACCGATAATCAGCGTCACAGTCATGGAATCGCTTGAGAGTGGGGAGGATATTGTATTTCTTGTCTACTACGATGATGTCTGAGGCCATTGTTATGGCCCTGTTGGCACATATTCAAGACAGTCTTTCATTTCAAGGCCAAGAACTTTACCTACCTTCTGTATTCTTTTATCTTCCGGTTGAGGGAAATCAATTCCACACATTAACTTTGAAAGCATACTTGGATGAATTCCAGCCTTATGGGCAATTTGATATGCCTTCATCTCGGAACAAAGTACAGCTTTTCTTAATTTATCAGTTACTCTTAAATTTCTATCCATCTCATACCCTCCTGAGTATTATTTCCCCTTCACCGCCCTTTTCTTCTTCACCACCTCATCATGCACCAAATTGATTACAGTTTGAGATTGCTTGTTGTCCTTCTCGAATAATCCCTGAATACGGGATAGTGAGTCAAGGGATTTAGTCTTGTCATAGGTTTTGACTTTCTTGAGTACGGATCTGCTAACGTTTCCCTTCTTGCCTTTCAATGTGCTTTCACTTTCAAATCCGCTTATGGCCCGTCGGGTATCCTCATCCATCTCATGAATAGGAATGAGCTCACCCTCTTTGTCGA